ATCTCTTCCTTGAGACGGTTCATATCATTTTGCATGGCATAAGTGCAGGGGTCGGTGTAAGTTTGCATTTGGTGAATTCCTTTGACCCTTCTACAATACACGATTTTGGGGTCTGTGCCGTGACCTTGTGCCACTTTGTCCAACTGTCCACTCGCGGCCGACCGGTTTGTGTTACTTAGTGTTTTTCTTAAGTGTTAAAAAGGGTTTGTCCATGCATGATGTTAGATAATGAGGTGAGTCACAATAATACAGGGGGTTGTAATCCCCCTACATGTTATCAATCCTTGAATGATAAAGTCAAATCAAGTTGATCTAAAGTCATAAACCTGTCAGGATAGATAACAGATAACTTTTTGACTAACTTACGATTAGGTGCCATACCTTCTGCAAGATAGTCTAAATCAATTCGTTTGATTGAATTGATAAAGATCTCCAAACTATTGTCTGAATGTGTATCATACTCCTTGCGATAATCATGAATAATAGACTTGCGATTATCTGATTTGTTGATAGGATCTGCGTGTTGTAGATACAAATCAACAAGTAGATTCTCCTCGTCTAATGTAAACACCTCCTTCGTTTTACGTGGTTTGGTGTAACTTTCAAGATATGCCTGGTTGATACCATAACGAGAGACTTGATCCTCTGTTACAATACTACCTTTAGCAAAAGTTTTACCGTTTTTGGTAAGTTTGACCTTAAGTTGAAATTTCATGTGTTGCCTGTGTGTGGTTACACTATAGGGGTCAATTGGAGGTGAGTGAGTGTTACTTAGTAATCTATCTTACCGTTGAGATATCCTTCCACATCAAACTTCTTATCATCTTCCCCCTCTTCTTTATATTCAATCACATCATAAATCTCACCCGGCATGTCATTAATCTCAGAGAAAATGTCAGTGTCGAAAGTGTCGTAATCCATTTTAAAAAGTGTTAGTTAGTGTGAGGTGAGTAAGTGTTACTTAGTCTATAAGTTCTTTCATCATTTCGTTTACTTCTATTCCGTTGATATTAACATCGTCCCACTTACATCCGTCTGGTGTTTCTTTACTACACTCTTGAATCATACTTACCATATGACCATAAGTTCCACCATCCCTGGCAACATCACATGCAAGTTCATACAAACCAGGATCATTTCCGATCCAGAGAGCAACATTCCAAGTCTCCCAATTTGTCCAACCGTTGTAACCTTCCATTTGGTGAATTCCTGATGACTTAACTACAATACACGATTTTGAGGTCTGTGCTCATTTATTGTGACACTAGTACCTTTGGCACATAGTATCATTTACACAGTACGAATCGTGATACTACACATTAACTCATGAGCAACATCGATAGAGTCATCTTCCCTTACGATTGGAAGATTAGTATCAACGAACTCGGATGCTAATTCCATCATTAACTCATGCATTCTTTCATCTCCTGCAGCAAACTCAGCAAACTCTTCAGAGAATCCTGATGCTAACCTACGAATTGCTTCGTCATGTACATTGAGAGTGTCCATTTTGGTGAATTCCTGATGACTTAACTACAATACACGATTTTGATGCCAGTGGGGAGATTAGTGGACAGTTCCAAAACCGTCACATTACATTGTTGTGAAGATATGTTCTGCGATAAGTTCTAACTCTTCACGCAACTTATCACCTAAAGTATCAAAATCTACGAAGTTCCAACTATTCTCAAACGAACCATCATTTAGCTGTCTAAAATATCCCATCTCTGAATCGTAGTCCACTGTATAATAACAACCGAAGCGCTCTGAATATACTCCGTAGGGGTGTGCTGTTTGTAAATCAGTGAGTGTCATTGTTTGTTAGATAGTGTGGATTGAGTTGGTGTTACTTAACGGGGAAATTCTTACAGACAGCATCACATAGTACATTCGTTAAATCATCCTTTGCCTCTTCAAAATTGCTCAACTCACCCATATCATCACACTCATTAATCTGTGCTTGAAAATACTCATCTACGATTGCGATGATATCTTCCATTAATTGTTCACGACTCGTTAACATCTCAAGTGTGTCGTTGTTAATCATTTTTGAGGTGAATTTCTTTGACCCTTCTACAATACACGATTTTGGTGTCTTGTGCTCATATAGTGTGCCACTTCCCCGACTGGCACACTAATACACGTCTGCGGTCTCTCTGATGCTAATATCAACATTCTCATCACCTTCTAGTCCTAAGATATCATTCCAATTGATATCTTCTAGATTTAAATCATCATAACACTCGATGTCTAATGTAACACTTATGATGCGTTTGTGTGCGTACATGTGTATCTCGTGTGATGTGTGTTATAATGTGTTATGTGTACACATATCTCGTAATGTGTATGTGTATCTCGTAACGTTATGCGTAATGTTTATACGCAAGTTCTACGTAGTCACATGTATCTCGTGCGTACTCATCATCTATCTCGTATGTATCCTGGGTGTTATATGTATCTCGTAGTGTATATGTATCTCGTACATAATGCTCGCACATCTCGTCTTTGTAATACGTATAAGACTCGTTGTTATAATGATACTGTAACTCGTGGTCTTCGTAATACATGGTGTCTCGTCGAGATTTGTATGTTACTTGTATATTATACAGACATCTCGCACGTATGTCAAGTATGATCTCGTGCGGTATTCATAAGCATTATTTATAAGTCTCGACGATAAAAAATGTGTGGGTCTCAGAATTTTTATGCGGGGGTGGTTGACAAAATGCTCCGAGTGTGATAGCCTGCGGGTAAAGGTCACAAGTCTCAGAAGGTTCTCAGAAGGTTTATAAGGCATAAGATCTGAGGTTTATAAGAACTTTATGAGGCATAAGATCTGAGGTTTAGAAGAGTATTAGAAGATAATAATTCACAGGTTTTCCACACAAATAATAGGGTTTATCCACAGAAATACAATACTTTTCCACAACTATGTAAAAAACTGTTTTATATTTATAATCATATTTAAAACCTATTTTTTAATCAATAATGTATCCGTTGTTACCATTAGTTCATTAGTATTCACCATTTACCAATAGGACACTGACTCACACCAAACTTCACCTTATGAGACAAATAACAACCACACTGTCTACACCTATTCTGTCTTACACTATAATAATCACACTTCTTACATATATCCATTCTTTCCTTCTGTTCTTCTTTAGATAGAAGTAACTTATTCTCATTACTAGGTGATAGATCAATTACATTCTTGACTACTTCAAATGTAAACTTTGCTAAATTCTTTCCTTGTTCATTAACAGAAGGAAAGTTTTCTTCTTCTTTCATTAGTATCCTCCCAGATAAAACCATCCTGTTACTATGTACTTATTACCCTTTAATACCATTCCTCCTCTATGTGTATGTGTATAACCTGCTGGCCATAACAATAACTTACCCTTCTCTGGTTGTTCTCTTCTCTTATAATATAAGAACTCAGTTTCTCCACCTTCAAAATCATCATTCAAATACACCATCCATACTACTAACCTTGTGCAATGTTCAAGATTTGAGTTTTCATCGTGCCAGACATGATAACCTCCTCCGGGTGGTGTCTTCTGTACCTTTTGAACAATTGAATATGTTGGTATTTCTTTTAATGTACCAAAGACTTGTGAATACTCTTCTAGACATTCTTTCATTGGTTCATATAACCTTGGCACTGGATCATAATCTAATGAAGGACCCATCGAATTTAAATCACATGCCCAATCAAATCTTCCGGCATTAGAGTTATTAAACTGTGTATCTTCACAATAGACATCATTATTAATTGATTGATAATAATCAAATGTCCTCATAATACTATCACAAAACTCATCATCATACATATTTGAATATGATCCTATGAATTGTGAATACTCACCCTTCAGTTTCGTGCTTTCGTATGATGTGTTCATAATCGGGATACTTCTCTATAATAATTGATTTAAGTTGTTCATAATGTGTATTCTTCCATTCTTCATCATTTGATACCCACTTATCCAATGGACAATCACCAAATGGATCCTTAATCTTATGTGGCAAATAACATCCACAGGCACGACACCCTTCTTCGACTTCATCAAAGTGTTCACATGATTGACATAAATCCCAACGTTCTTTTTGACAATTCTTTGATGCATAAAATGGTGTATCTCTTTCTTGAAGAAAGAATTCATCCATGAACTTGAATACTAAATCACGAAACATTCTTCTATTATACCATAAAATTTAATATTATATATTAATAATACCACCCTTTACAGTATTTGATGATTTTCCGAATATGTCAAGACCTTTCTTTTGAATTGATCTTCCTGTACTTGTATTCGTAGAATCCTGTCCCCAATCTCCTCCATTATTACCACTATTACCACTATTACCCGTTGAACTAGTACCCTTAATATTACATTTATTCGTATTACCACTATTACCTGAATTGCCAATATGTGGAGCTAAATTAATCGAAGTATTAAGATTTGAAAATCCTTTTCCTACTCCTCCAGTACCTTTATTACCTCTAGGACCACCACTTACATTATTATAAGTTATTCCTCGACATGTGTAGGTACTACCATTCCCACAGTGATATCCTGTTCTATTAAATTCATTCCAACCTTGACCACGACGATATGATCCACCACGACAACGACTTCTCTGCCCATTTGGATTTTGAGTTAAAGTTGTTAAATTTCCACAAGAATTATTTTGCGCCGATGGATAATTATAAACATAACATGATAAAGAACTTCCAGTATTTCCATTACTTCCATCACTTCCTCCACCTCCACCAGACCAAATCCTTCCCCCAGAATTAATATTTAACTTAACATTACTCTGTGTATAAGTATTATTCACATATAATGCATCTCCCCCATCTGAATCTTTGGCACCACCTTCACCATAAATCGCACCATTTACATTGATATCTAAATTATATAAATCACCATCAAATACAAGTGCATCATCACTGGTACTATCAGCTTTAACAGTACCATTCACATTAAAATCCTTTAATACATTCTTAGATAGATTACTATTCCAGGTCGAACTATCCGAAGCACTATAATTCAATTCATTATTTGTCCCAGTTTGTGTTACAACATACTTACTAATCGTATCTCTTAATGAATCTACCGTCCAGTCATTATCTGAGGTAACACTACTATTTTCTGTTGCATCTGGTATCTTTGGACTAATTGATGATGCATTAATTGCATCCCAATCAACATTACTTCCAGTATTTCTTAAATATGTACTCGCCTTGACATTATCTGCACTCCCACCATATTCGGCACGAATTTGAGAAAATGAAATCGGATTACCCGCACCAGATGTGAAGTGTGATGTTTTTGTGACGTTCGTTGCCATATCTATAACACTTTTTTTTATTTATTATAAACATACTTAATTGCAACCGTAAATCGATGTTGATCCCGAAATGATGTCGCACGATGCTGTATCATTCCATCGAACATGACTAAACGATTTGATATTGGTGGTACTCCTATAATATTCCCATCAATGTAAAATTGTGTCTCCCCTCCATTCTGAAGATTCCATTCTTCCGTCGCATAATATAAAAATGTAATACCCTCACCATCTTGATGAAAATATGCCTGCTCATTTGGTGCAAAACAATTGATATACATCCTATAAAATGACATCTTATTCAAAAAAGAACACTTACTCTCAATTGAACTTCGAAAGATTCGATAAACATCATCCTCCTCATTTACCTTACTAATCATTCCTGTAGGAGGAAGATTATAATCATCACTCTCACCATAAAAATAATTCGCATTTAAACAATAGTCCATAACAATTTCATAATTGTCCTGACTCAGAAAATTATCATCATATTTGATCTGATTGTTCATTTCCATATGATGTTAACCTTAAATTAAATGCTATTGTAATACGTGGATTATTTGGTGTTGGTTCTGATTTCTCTACATGATGTACCAAATAAGATGGAAAAATTAATAAATCTCCTTCCTTTACTTGTGGTGACCATTTTTCATTATAATGATTTGATTCCATCTCAAATGAATGTGCTCTTAATGTTGAAATAGGATCATGAAATACAGTCGATTGATGAACCTCATTATCAAATTTTAAATAATGCACACATGAATAATGTACAGGAGTAAGAAATGGTGAACTATTAATATGACAGTGCTCTTCCTGATATTCTCCACTCATATAATAATTAAACCACATATCTTCTAATGAAAAACTAACTGGTTTATCAAAAATTGAACCAATATATTTGATATATGTATTATGTATTTTTTCTGATTCAAAAATTTTATGGTTTAATTCATCATCATCAAATGATGTCACTAATTTATCTGTCAACCATCCATCGGGAATTTGTAGATTCTTACTCTCATAACACTCTTGAATACTAGATAATACTTCCCTCTGAATTACAGAGTTTTCTCTGATATTTGTATGGTATAAAGTAACCGGAAAAAGTATCTTCTTATAATGATTTCTCATTTGCTTTTACTTATCATAGATACTCTCCCGACTCTTCACATAAGTCAGATCCTTCCACTGATGAGGAAAACAACAAAGCAAAGTATGAATATACTTGTGTTTCTCTTCTCTGGTATACTCACAGTTGGGTTTAGGTTTTACTCCCGTCTCAATCGTAATATATGCACTATCAACAAAGTATACCCATCCCTCATGTATAATACCATGATGATTCCATATTACATAATCATTCACCTTTGGTACATAACTCATGAGTACAATACTGCTTCTAATGGATTTAGGTTCTTTTGCATCGAACTATAAGGTGTTGTATCCTGAATTGATACTTCCTTACCTACCTTCTTTGAATTAATTGGAGCATAATACTTTCCCTTCTTTGATGAATAGAATCCCCATATTGATTTGGGTGGTGTATCTCTATAAGAAAACACTGAATGATTCACTATCCATACTGCATCATACCTTGCACTAAATGATTCAAATGAATAAGAAAAACCTTCGGGTGGTAGATGTGGGAAATCAATCATGATACTCTTACAACCTTTAATCGTTTTGGATTTGTACCTTCATTTAATTGTGCATCATAATACTTCTTACACTCTTCCTTTGTTAATGGTCCCGTGATATCAGTCCATCCTGATGTTCCTTCTTCCTGTAGTTTATATAATTCTTCCATAGAGATTAAGTGCAGAATGCTTCTATTATACCAGATTCATATTCATCTAGCAAACTGAGTTTATTTGCGGTAATAATCTTCTCCATAATCAAATGTCCATAGTCCTCATTAAATGATTCCTCATCAGATAACAACTCAAGGGCTTCTGCATCATTCTCTGCAATCAATGTAATTAACCCTCCATATTCTGATGCCGGAAATGGCACCCAGTAATCAACAACATACATGTACTTCATAAAAACTCAGCAGTAAAGTAATCAACAGTCAATTCCATCTTGGCAGCAGTGTTTTCAATAAACTCATCCAATACCTCAGGAGCATCTTCTTTGACCACATTATACCATGAATACCATAA